TATTGATACCGTTCATACTGGATTCCGTGCTGGTGCTGCTTATCAGTCTTGGGCTGCTCCTCTTGACGGTTGGCAAGTGTTAACCTCTGCTGGCTCTTGGTCTTATCAGTCTATGAAAGTTCGTCCGCAACAGTTGAATTCTATTTTTGTACCTCAGATTGATGCTACCAATTGTTCGGTTGCATTTGACCAGCTGCTGTGTAATGTTAATTTCCAAGTCTATGCTGTACAGAACTTGGATAGAAATGGTTTACCTTATTAATTGTGTGTCGTTATGAGAAATTTTGCTTATAAAAATCCCGATTATATTAAAAATGAGGTTGTTCCCGAATTGGTTGAGGACAACCCGTGTTACCAACAGTCTGTATATGATTCTGTTATGTACGATGAGTCTCCCGATGGTGATTTAATTCAAGCTGATATGACTCAGATTCTTCTTAATCAGGAAAAATATCGCTGTTTGCTTGGTGACATGAATGTTCAGAATATTTTGGCTCAGATGCATCCTACTCAATCTACTGTTATGGATAACATGACTGACGAAGAGCGCTTTAGTTGTGTCATCTCTCGTCATTGTCAGACTATGTCGGAACGACAGTCTGTATTACAGCAATTAGCTAGTGAGAAGTCTGAACTTACTAAATATGCTGAAGCTATGTTGGCAGAGCAAAAGTCAGAGCCCGCTTCTGTGTCCGCCCCTGACACTCCTGCTCAATGAGGTTCTATGATATTGGAGAAAGCCCCTTAATGGGGCTCTCCGAAAAGTGTATTGCCCCCCTTGTCCTTGGAGGTATTATTGCCGCTGGTGCTTCTCTTGCTGGTAATGCTATTGGTGCATCATCTCAGAATAAGACCAATCAGACTAGTATTGATATTAATCGTGAGAATAATGAATTCAATGCTGAGCAAGCTCAAATCCAGCGTGATTGGCAAGAGAAAATGTGGGGAATGAATAATTCCTATAATTCCCCCAATGCTATGATTTCTCGCGGTCTAAACCCGTTTGTTCAAGGTTCTGCCGCTTTGGCTGGCTCTAAGTCTCCTGCTTCAGGAGGTGCTGCTGCTTCTGCTGCTGGTATGCCTAGTTTACAAGCATTTCGCCCTGATTTTTCCGATGTAGGTTCTGCTCTTGCTTCTATGGCCCAGGCTCGTGCTGCTATGCTTAATGCCGAACAGAATGTTGCTCTTACTCCGTATAGGATGCTACAACTTCTTGGTGATACTAATTATCGTAATATTGGTGTTGGCCAGTCAGGTTATTGGAATGCGTCTACTGGCCGCCGATCTGCATTATTGGATCAGTCTAAGGAGTATCAGGAGCTCAAGAATATGGAATTTGCTGGTCGTCTTACTTCTGCTCAAGAAGCACAGATTCTCCTTGATTCTGAAGCCCAACAGGTGCTTAATAAGTATCTTGATGAACAACAACAGGCTGATCTGCTTATCAAAGGCCAGACTTTATCTAATTTGTATGCTCAAGGTTCTCTTACAGAGGCTCAGTATAAAACTGAGATGGCCAAGGCTGTTAAGATATCTGTTGAGACGAATGGTCTTCGTATTCAAAATAGAATAGCTGAAGAAACTGCTGACTCGTTGATTTATGCTAATATTCAGGCTAATCGTGCTAGAGGTCTTTCTTCTTTATGGGATTCGAAGAATGTCAATGTTACTAAGAGTATTGAATATTCTAAGGAAAATGCTGTTCGTGATTATTATAAATGGAGTGCTAAACAAAAACAGAAAGACGTTAATTCTTACGAGTTGCATAATGCTTTAGATTATGGTACTCGTATATTTCAAGGTGTTGGCAATAGTGTTGGCCGTTATTGATGCGTATATTTATGCATTGCATCCTACTACCCTGGCATACTTCAGGACTAAAAGCCCATCGCGGCGCTTGAGCGATATACACCCGCCGCCCGCGTAGGGCCTGATCGAAATATGGAGCGGAGCGACTTCCTTAGAGAAGCGTTCCGCTTCGGTATTTTAGCACGTAGGTGCGCAAAGGCAAGACAGTTTCTGCCTTGCCGTGCCTATACATCTCTGTATGCATCCACTTGTTAATTAAGCGAAGCCCCTAGTTGTGTGCGAAAGCAAATTCGAGTTATCCTCTCGAATTCTCCTATCTCTCGTCCATAAACGCACAACTCACACTCCATGGTACAATCTAAAAAAAGATATTTCTTTTGGAATTATAAAAATAGTTTGTATATTTGCCCCAGTTAGAAGTTACAATCATTATTAACATTTTAAAATTTTACAATTATGCAAAAATTTATTATCTCAGTTAAAGACAAAAACACTGGTCATGATGTTATTCCGCCTTTTACTGTCGATTCTCTCGATGGTGTTGGAGATTATGCTGAACGAGTTTCTTCATCTGGCTGTCTTGTCATTATTGACTCGATTAAGGAGGAAAATGACTTCTGTGAGCTTTCACGTAAATTCGAACTATCTAAACCTGTTAGTCATGAATAAGAATAATATTTGGAAAATCGTAATTGGTGCTGTTTCTGCTGCTCTTGGTTACATACTTAATTCCATTGGACTATGAACTATACTCTTATGCATTTTCTTGAGTACTTGTTGTATTCTAATGTTCATTTTTCGGTAACTAGCGCCAAGCGTACTCCTGAACAGAATAAAGCTTGCAATGGTGCTCCGAATTCTCAGCATCTTGTAGGCGAAGCTATTGATATTAAGCCTTGTGGCTCTACTAGTTATAATCGATTGCTTGAATATATCCATAATTATTCAGACAATATTCATGTGTTTGATCAATTGATATTATATTCCACATTTATTCATATTTCATTTGGGGCGCGTAATCGTCGCCAAATGATTGATAAACGTATATAATTATGAAATTTTCTCCTGATTTACTGAAAGCGGTTGACCATTGTCAACATCGTTCATTTATTACTAATCGTTATACTGGTGCACGCATTGCCGTGGATTGTGGTCAATGCGATTATTGTATCCATAAGCGTGCTCAGAAAGCGTCCATGCGCGTGAAGACCGCTGGAAGTGCTTTTAAGTATTCTTATTTTGTTACGCTTACGTATGATAACGAACATATTCCTCTATTTGATTGTAAAGTTCTGCATAGTGAATACGAGGACGTTGTAGGTATCTCAGGAGATATTCATTTTGGTGATGAATATCATAAATATATCCCTGTTTCCGAGTATCAATGTGATGATAGCTCCGCATTGCGTCATATATTTTTCGAGCAGGTACAGGGTACTGTTCCGTTTGACCGTGAGATTAAGGAGTATGCTCCTGTTAGTGATAATTGGTTTCTTAGTATGGATGCTATTCTTAGTTTTATTGGTAAAACGCAAGCCGTTGATAAAACGGACTATCCCGCTTCTGCACAATACGGTCGTGATAATCTTATTCCCTTCCTGAACTATGTCGATGTTCAGAATTATATTAAGCGCTTACGTAAACATTTATCTTTAAAATTAGGATCTTATGAACCGTTACATTTCTACGCTGTGGGTGAGTACGGACCCGTACATTTTCGCCCGCATTATCATCTCTTATTATTCACAAACTCGGAAAAGGTCTCCGAGGTTTTACGATACTGTCACGCTAAGAGTTGGAAGCTCGGTCGTTCAGATTTCCAACGTACCGCTGGTGGAGCTGGCTCGTACGTTGCGAGTTACGTTAACAGCCTTAGTGCTGCTCCCTTATTATATCGCTCATGCCGCGCATTTAAGCCCAGATCGCGAGCGTCTCTCGGATTCTTTGAGAAGGGTTGTGACTTCGTTGAAGACGATGATTTTTATGCGCAAATTGAGCAAAAAATCGATTCTGTCGTTAACGGAAGAGTCTATAACTTCAACGGCATCAGTGTTCGGTCAACTCCCCCCATGTCGTATATCCGTACCTTATTACCCCGATTCTCGTCTGCTCGCTATGACGATAGTGTTGCGATTGCTCGAATTCTTCGTGCTGTGCACCGAACGCCGCAAAGAATTGCAAAATTCGGATTCATCGACTATAAACAGGATTCAGTTTTGAGTCTTGTTCGTACTTATTATCAATATCTTAAGGCTAACTCTATTCTTACTGACGATGATAAAATTATACTACATTCTGCTCGGTGTCTTGCTAGGTTCTGCAACAGTTCTAGTGATGTCGATATTGAGTCTTATATTAATAAGTTATATCGGCTATTCTTATATGTCTCTAAATTCTTCCGTAATTGGCATTTGCCTTCCTTCGGTTCTGATCTTAGTGTTTACTCCAATCGTATTCTGTTTATCATTAAAACAGGCATAGAATATGAGAAAAAAGCGGACTATATACGAATGTGTGATTCGTTGCGAATACAAGAAGCATGTGAATTCCCTTTATTGCGATATTTTTACTTACCAGCCACAGGATGTGAGAGGTCAATCGTTAAAGAGGAAGAAGATGGAACATTTTCCACGTACACTATTCGAGACAGAATGGCAGGAATCAAGCCGACCATCTTACATTTTGATGACCCCCGAAAATTATTACTTTCCCCAGCTCTTTCTCGTTTGGTCGGATCATCCTTTAAAGCCTCGCAACCTTCAAATTACAACGATATGTGCGACGATTTACAAAGGTGTCTCGATTTCCGTGCATCGACATACTGCCGTGATATGATTAAGCATAAGAAGCTTAATGATGCTAATAATATATTTAATCGTATGGTTTAATTTTTAATTTTATTAATTATGAGTGATTTTAATCCCCTTGATCGAGCGAAAATTTCTACCCATCGGTCTTCCTTCGACTTGAGCTCGAAAAAATTGTTTACAGCCAAAGTTGGTGAAATTCTTCCTTGTTATTGGCAGATTGCTATTCCGGGTAACAAGTATCGTATTTCTTCGGACTGGTTTACTCGTACTGTTCCGGTTAATACCGCTGCTTACACTCGTATCAAGGAATATTATGATTTCTATGCTGTTCCGTTGCGTCTGATTTCTCGTGCCCTTCCACAGGCATTTACCCAGATGACGGACTATATGACAAGTGCAGCTAGTGGTGATAAGAATAGTACTTCATTAAGTTCTGCCCCTTATACTACTATGTCTCAGTTTAATAACCTATTGCTTCTTTTGAATTCTGGAGATCAGCCTAATGCTCGTGATGATGCTGGCCTTCCTTATGTTTATGGCACTTGTAAATTGTTGGATCTGCTTGGTTATGGTTCTATGATTGATAAGTCTAATACGGCTAAGAATGCAATTACTGAGAAATATTTAGGTCTTGATAGTCTTAGTGACGGAGATAACCCTCTTGTGTATTCTGTAAGTCAGACGGTAAATATGCTTCCTATTCTTGCATATCAGAAGATTTATTTTGATTTCTTCAGCAATTCCCAATGGGAGAAACATTTAGCTTATGCCTATAATGTTGATTATTGGTCAGGTACCAGTTATATTACATTATACAGTGATATGCTTAAGATGCGTTATGCCAACTATCCGAAAGATTATTTTATGGGTATGCTTCCTTCTTCTCAGTATGGTTCTGTAGCTGTTTTACCTGGTACATTGTCTCCTAGTGATAGCTCGGCTCGTGTTTATGCTTATACTTCGGGTACTGGTTCTGTTGGTTCTATTTTTAACGTTGCTTCTTCTACTTCTGTTACTACCAATAATACGTCTACTGCTACTCGTTATGCTACCCTTAACTCTGACCTTTCCGCTCTCTCAATCCGTGCTACTGAATACTTGCAGCGTTGGAAAGAGGTAGTCCAATTCTCTAGCAAGGACTATTCAGACCAAATGGCTGCCCAATTTGGTATTAAAGCCCCCGAATACATGGGTAACCATGCACATTATATTGGTGGTTGGTCTAGTGTTATCAACATTAATGAGGTAGTCAATACTAATCTTGATACCGATTCCTCACAGGCTTCTATTGCCGGTAAAGGTGTTTCTAGTCAGTCAGGCCATACTATTACTTATGACTGTGGTGCAGAACATCAAGTAATTATGTGTGTATACCATGCTGTACCTATGTTGGATTGGAATTTGACAGGCCAAGCTCCTCAGTTGACTGTGACTGCTATTTCTGATTTCCCGCAACCTGCATTTGATCAGTTAGGTATGCAGTCTGTTCCTGCTCTCAACCTTCAGAATAATCCTGGCCGCACCGTTTCCGGATCTATTGGTTATAATCTTCGCTATTGGCAGTGG